ACCTTGGGTGCGGCGCCGCCGTTGCCCGACATGAACTGCGACATCCACGTCGTGCCGTAGCCAAGCCCAGGATCGCCCGACACCGCTGGGGAGCCGAGCCGGGCCCCCGTGGCCACCAACTGCGGCCACAAGGCCAGAGCAGCGGCCACCGTCATGTTGGCCTGATCGGGGGCGTTGGGCTCGTTGAAGCCCAGCAGCACGTTGGCGCCGCCGACCGAGGGCGCTGGGGGACCACCGAGCGAGCCGTCACCCGTAGCGCTGCCCCAGCGCGGATCGTTGACCCAGTCGCCCCACATCATCGGGACGTACTGGATGTTGGGGGTGGATGGGGGGCCGCCGTCGGGCGTGGAGTAGCTGGCCCAGTTGTAGAACCACGAGCAGACGAGGTTGGTGAGGTCGGTGTTCAGCGTGGTGGCGTCAGGCGGCACCCAGCCGACGCCCTTGCGCAACGTCGTAGGCGGTGGCGTGGTGCCGCCGGACTCCAGGACACGCTGGGTGGTGCCGTCCTCTTCGTTGCGGTTGGCCGCTGACTCCAGGTAGCGCGTCATGACACCGCCAACGGTGAGTCACTGGTGGTCAGTGTGGTGCCGGTGATCGTCGCTATGGACGTGCCGGCCGAGTCAGCGAGCGTGCTGCTGTCCATCCGCCACAGGTGGGCCGGACCGAGTGACGTCCACGTGGCCAGCGACGTCGCCAGCGTCTGGATCTGGGTGTCGGTCAGTTCGTAGTCGTAGTAGGCCAGCGCGGCCACGTTGGCGGCGAGGAATTGGCCCCATCCGTTCTGGTTGCCGAGTTCGAAGTAGGAGGCGGAATCCATCGAGCCACCGGGCTGCGATTGGTTGAACGCGGTGTGCGTCCAGGCGGTGGTGCTGAACTTGTAGATGTGCGCCCGAGGGTTGACGCCGCTGAACGTCCCTCGGCTGACAGCGCAGATCACCCAGCCGTCCGCAACCACCACCGGAGGGCCAACGTCATTGCCGGTAGCCCCGTCGTAGACATCAAGGTTGTTGTTGGGGTTGAAGTACGTCGCGCAGGTCAACTGCCCGTTGGAGAAGACGTTGGAGAACCACTCCTGGTAGCCCGAACCAGCACCGCTGCCGTCGCTGCGGGTGCGGGCGAGACAGATCACCGCCGTACCAGGGTTCCAGATCGACTTGCCGTTCGAGTTGCCAGCAGAGAACGTCACCTGGTCGCTGGTGCCGTTGAAGGTGCGGTACTTGACGTAGGTGGTTGCCGGTGGACCCGGGTAGGCCCCGTTGCCGCCACGCCAGTTGTCGAGCGTCGCTCCCGCTCCGTTGGCGCTGATGAAGCCTGGGAGGCCCGTTGTTACCTGGGTATCACTCGTGGTGATCGCCACGGTGCCGTTGAGATACGCCTTGATCGTCGAGCCCACCACTTCGATGGCGATCTTGTTGGGCCCAGCGAACGTGAAGGTCGGCCCCGTCGCCACCGTGGTGTAGGTGCCGCCGACGCGCTTGACGATGATGAGGTGGCTGCCATCTGTCCAGGCGTAGTACAGGTCACCGCTGGTGTTGACACGGACGCACGGCATGATCGTGGACGTAGAGCCGAGCGAGGCGATGTCGGCCTCCGCCCACTGGTCGTTGGTGAAGGTGGCGCTGTACTTGGAGGTGTTCGGGCTGCCCGTGCCGACCGGCACCAAGTTGCTGGCGATCGAGTGGGTGCCTTCGATCGTCACCCACGGCGTGGTCAGGGCACCGTCGGCCCGGTTGAAGTTGTCGCTGTAGGTGGTGGGCGCCACGACGCCGTAGCTCTCCAGCACCCGAACATGAGCGTCCTCACCGACGTGGGCCCCCAAGCCCGTCTCCAGGAGATACGCGTTGGTGCCGTCGAAGCTCATGGCGTCTTCTGGAAGACACAGATCAGCGCCACCCAGTAGGTGTTGGCGACCGTCTGGTTGTAAGTCTGGGCTCCGGAGGCGTTGGGGATCTTGTACTGACCACTGACCTCGGTGTTGCTGGTGGCCGTTCCGGTGGTGGCGCTGGGCTTGTTGACGCCCGTCGACCACAGGCCGTTCAAGGTGTCGGAGTCGTAGGTGGGAGCAGTGCGGTCCTGCACGGCCACGGAGCCGATCACCAAGTCGCCAGCGTTGACCGTGCCGCTGGTGACGGCGGCCGCCGTGCTCGTGGCCGAAGCGGTGACCGAGGTCGAGCGCTGTGTGATGTCGAAGCCGGTGAAGGACTCGGCGTACGCCGACTTGGCGGTCACGGCACCGGAGAGCGTGACGGTGATCGTGCCGCCGGTCGCGATGGCCGTCGTCGCCTTGGTGGCCATGATCGCCCCGGCCACGCCGGCCGCTGCGGTGGCGTTGACCGCAGCCTGGGCGGCGACGGTGTAGGTGTTGGTGCCCGAGTCGGCGCAGGTGAACGTGGGCGTGGTGGCCGACAGGTTGTCAGCCGACACACGCACGACGACGAGGTCACCGACGGCGATCGGCGCCGTCGTGGTGATGACGAGGGTGGTCCCCGAGGTGGTGTTGCCGTTGTTGCCGAGGGCGGTCTTGAACACACCTCCGGTGTGGGCCGCCGCAACGATGCCGATCCCCAGGGACATGAATCAACCTGTGTCCCCGACGAGGAGCCAAGTGTCGGTGGCGTACTTGGTCAGCGTGGCCGCCGAGAACTGGGCCCGCATGCCCAGCACGGCGCCGGCTGCGTTGAGGGTGACACCAGCACCAGGCGCAGCGGTGACCTTGCCCGCCCCCAGTTGCGCCAGGTCGACCCAACCGCCGATCGGGAAGGCGACCGACGAGTTGGGCGGCACCGTCAACGTGATGGCCCCGGCGTTGTTGAGCGTGACCAGCTTGTAGATGTCGGTGATCGCCAACGTGTACGTAGTGCCGACCTGGGCGTTGATGCTCTCCTGCTTCGTCTCATAGACGAAGCCGGCGTAGACGTCCTGGTTGTTGGTCAGCGAGCCGGCGCTGGACTCGGACACCACCGGGATCGTGGCGTAGGTCGAGTTGTCAGTCGGCACCCCGGTCAGCCGGTAGACGGCGTTGATCCCCGAGTTCAAGACGCCCTGGATGTAGAACCGGTCACCACCCTGGCGTTGCAGCAGACGGGTCTTCACGTCGGCGTCGACCGCCGTGTAGTTGACGTAGACCGCCGTGACCGACGCTGGCGTGGCGTTGTTGAGACGGATCGTGCTCGTCGCCGGGCCCGATGTCGTGGTGGTCGAGAACTGGTAGCGGTGCCAGTAACCGGTACCACCCGAGTTCAGCAGCGTGTTGGTCTGGAGGGCCGTGAGATCGACCGGCGCCGCCGTCGAGCCGGTATTGTTGCCCTTCACCGTGTTGGCGGCGACGGTGGCCAACTTGGTGTTGGTGATCGACCCGTCGGCCACCATGATCCCGTTGGCGTTGAGGAAGTTGACCAACTCCGCCATCGTGATCTTCTTGTTGGTGCCCGACGACGCCATCGTGGTGTCGGAGACGTCAACGATCTCGTTCAGGTCCGTCGTCGCCAGGCCGGCCCCGGTGATCGCCGTGAGAGCGCTGAGCTTGGTGCCCGTCGGCGTGGAGACACCGTTGGCGCCGAGGAAGGTGATCAGATCGAGCAGCGACAGCCGCTTGTTGGTGCCCGTCGCGGCCATCGACGTGTCGGAGACGTCCACCGTCTCCAGGAGGTCGCTGGTCGCTGCCCCCGCACCGGTCTGGGCCGACAGATCGGTGATCTTGCCGGCCATGGTCAGTCCTCCGTGAGCGTGAGGGCCCCTGAGGCGAAACTCGCCGTGTCGCCGTTGCTGACGGTCTTGCTGGCCGTGAGTGTGCCCCACATCAGCATGGAGCCGCCGGAGAGGGCCGTCATGACGGCAAACCCCACCACCGTCCCCCAGTCCACGGTGGCCGTGGGGTAGGTGACCACGGCGTTGGTCGACACCGAGCCAGCGGCAGGAACGGCCCACTTGCCCTTGGAGTCGACGCGGGCGTACGAACCACCGGTCACCTCGGTACCACCGCCGGCCTCACCAGGAGCCACGGTGAACAGGGCGAGGTAGACGTTGGCGAGCGGCGTCGTCGTGAGGATCGTCGTCGCCTGGCCGGTGGTGGCTTTGAGGACGTCGATCTCGTAGACATCGGTCTTGGATCCCACGGTGTCTCCTTACGGGGCGAGCCTGAGGTACAGGGTGTTGGGCTGGGGGTTGGTGGGGGGCCACTGGTCGTAGGGGATCGCCACAACCGGCGTCCCTCCCTCCGGGCCTTTGGGGCCTGGAGGACCAGGTGGGCCAGACGTGCCGGCCGTGACGTTGACACCAGGGCTGGTGCCGACCATCACGCCCACCGAACCCCCGCCGCCTGGTGTAACGATGATGTTGCTCATGGGACGCGTCCGTTGGGTCCGACGAAGTAGCCGCCGGGACCGAGCACCTGACCGCCGTTGGTGGATGCTGGGGGCGTTGGCAGGAAGTCCGTGCTGGCGGTCCTGGGCGTGATCGTGCAGTTGCCGTAGAGCCACGTGCGCAGGCCGTCAGGCGGGGGCCAATCGGCAGCGTCCACGTCATCAGGCTTGGGGAAGCGCGAGTAGTCCTGCGGGCTGATCGAGTACAACTCCCAGCGGTAGCAGCCCCAGTGGATGTTCTCTGACCGAGGCAGGAACATCTCCACGATCGTGTACTCGGCGGTGGGCGGTGAGGGGATCGAGGGGTGGTACGAGGCCGTGATCGTGAAGGTGTTGACCAGCGTCGTCGAGTAGTAGGGCCAGGTCCGGACCTGGGCGAACCACTCGAAGCCGGCCGCCATGTCGTCGCCCAGCACGCTGGGATCGTCGAAGTAGAGCGGGATGACGACGTCGTCGCCCTGCCAGAACATCAGGTCGACGGCCGAGGGCGTGCGCGACCAGATGGGATGACCATCGTCTGATAGCTGGATATCGCTCGCTGATCCGCTGCCATCAGTGATCGTCGGGAGGAACGGGATCGGGTTGTAGAGGGTGGCGTCGGGAAGCAACTCGGTCGCCTCCTGCAGGTAGGTGGTGGACGTGGCGATCCGCGCTGGGGCGTCCCAGCCGAAACGGGAGGAGCCGTACTCGCTCATGAGCGCACGTACGTGTAGACGGCCAGGTAGGCCGGCGTGAACGGAACGGCGGCCCCGAGGCCCACGTTGTCCTGCAGGACGTTGTGGACGTGGCCGGGGATGGCGTCGACGGTGGCCTGGTGATCGTGGGCGCCCGACGACGACACGTTGTGCTGGTGGTCCGAGTTGCCAGCGGTGACCTGGACGCCGGAGAAGGCCTTGCGGGTCCACAGTGCCATCTCGACCGAGTAGGTGTGGCTGCGGTCGTTGAAGAGGGCGTCGATCTTGTTCTGGCCGCCCATGGCGGCGACGATGAAGCCGCCCCCGGTGAGGTAGTCGGCGCCGTAGTGGGCGTGGCCGGGGTCGCTGACGTCGTGGGGGTGGGCGCCGCCCGTGACGGCGTGCACGTGAGCCGCCGTCTGGGCCACGTGCACCTGGGGGTTGGCGCCGCCGCCGGTCTGGAGGCGCACGTTGTGGTTGTGCGTCGGGATGGCTGACGGCGGCAGCGAGAACGCCGTCTGGCCGCCGAGGCGTCCGATGTCGTCGGGGCTGTAGAGCAGCACCCGCTTGCGGGCGTCGGGCAGCGTCATCACCCGCGGGCTGGAGCCCGAGATGTACTGCTGGAGGGCCGGGATGGTGAACAGCGCCGGCACGTCCGCCTCGGTGACGATCGAGCCGTCGAGGGGCACCCAGCCCAGCGGGCTCATATAGCTCGGCGGCTGGAGCGAGGTGATCACGACGCCCGTGGGCACCGAGGACTTGAGGGTGGCGATCTCCTCCCAGTTGCCGTTCTGGGAGAGGTAGGCCTTGCCGTTGGCCGAGGAGGCGAAGAAGTCACCGGGGTTCGACGTGGCGACGTCGGGGAGCGCCGTGCCGTTGCGCAGGTTGGTGCCCGTGACCCGTTGGGCGGCGGTGACGCTGCCCCCGGCCACGACGTTGGTGCCGGCCGTGACGGTGCTGTCGACGCGCAGGCTGTCGCTGACCTGGAGGATCCCGACGTCGTAGCGCTGGATCGTGACGTCGTCGTTCCACGACGTGGTGCCGTCGCCGCCGACCTTGTAGAGGTTCCCCGAGCCGTTGGCGTTGACGACGAGGTCGCTGGTCGGGCTGATCTTGGTCTTGAGCGAGTCGGCCAGCATGACCCGCTTGTCGATGACGTTGCCCGAGTAGTCGCCGCCGCCGGCCGTGCACAGCACGGCGGCGAACATGGTGACGGTGGTCGGCGGGTCGGCGAACACCGGGTCGGCCGAGGGCGATCCAGGGACCGTGACGAGCTTGCCGGTGTTGTCGCAGCCGACGATGTCGAAACGGTCCTGGTTGCCGCCCGCGCCGACCCGGACGTTCTGCCCGCCCGGGACATCCACCAGGACGCCGTTGACCAGGGCAGTGCCCGGGGTGGTAGTGGCCGTCGAGCCAGAGACGCTGACTCGGCAGCCGGTGATCACTCCCCACTGGGCGTTGCCCAGAGCGTTGAAGTCGATCCGATCCGGCTCGGCCAGAGAAGGCTGGGCGACGTCCTGGGCGTTGGGGACCAAGAACCCCGAGTGCTGGACCGTCGGGGACGCCATCGGATCTCCTTACATGTCAGTGGTACACGTGGCCGAGGGTGTCGAGGTAGTACGCGATGTGCACGGGCACTCGGTACATCTTCCCCTCCTCCAGGAGGTAGTGGAGATGCGGATTCCCGTAGGTGAACTCCTCGATGGTCTTGTTCATGCGGATCTGCACGAACCCATCAGAGTCGGGCACTTGTGGGCGCACCTCCACACGTTCCACCTCGATTTCCCTGCGACGGAAACCGAGATCTTCGGGGGTGGTGATCTCGTCGACTTCGGCGGGTTGCGGTTCTTCGGGCTCTTGGGTTGTCCGTACGGCCACGATCAGTGCTCCTTGATAGCCAGGTATGGAGAGTAGGCGCTACATGCTCTCCAGGTGGTCGATGAGGGTGACCCGGTTCTTGCCCTGCTCCTCCAACAGGAGGATGGCGTCACGCTGGTCGGGGTTGTCCTCGACGTAGCTGATCACCTCGGTGACCGTGTGCGCTGCCGGGTCGAAGCCAGCGTCGGGCTGCTCGACCGGGGCCGAGGCCGCCTCTGCCGGAGCTTCCGCCGGGGCCTCCATCATCGTCATCTCCTCCCGAGGGCCGACACCGGCCACGGCGTTCACGGTGATCGGCGCCTGGGCGACGCCGTTGAGCGTCAGCGTGACGACGTAGGGGCCAGCGGACGGGAACGTGATGACGGGGACCTTGGTGTCGTTGATCGGGCTCGGGGGGCTGCCGACGCCGCCCGTGTAGGTCCAGTCGTAGTTGGCGGCCGCCTGGCTCTGATCCCGAGCCTGGAACGTCCAGATCAGGCCGTTGGCCGGGTTGACGGTGGCGTAGGCGGTGCCGCCAGCGTTCTGGACGACGCCCTTGGACCCGAACGTGTAGGGGCCGTGGACGGCCACGATGCTCATGCGTTGCTCCTCTCGGGCGTGGGGGCGGAGCCGGTTGCGGGCACGACCCCGCCCCCTACGTCAGCGTGGCTCAGTTGGTCACCATCTTGACGACCGAGGAGTCGGTGATGACGCCCCAGCCCCAGATGCTGTACCAGGCGAGCGCGTGCTCACGGCCGAAGTCCAAGACGCCGCCGTCGCGGAGTTCGACCGGCAGCGAGATGGCCTGCCCGAAGGCGTTGTCGCCCAGCATGATGGCCTCGTAGGCCGAGGTCGTGGGTGCCCACGGCTGGCCCCAGCCCGGCACCGTGATGGCCACGGGGTCGTCGGCCGACATCGAGTTGTACGGCGGGACGTCGGGCGTACCGGCGGCCGGCTGGAGGATGTCGGGGTAGCCCGGCGACGGGTCGTTGGCGCCCTGGGCGTCGCCACCTGCGATGCCCAACTGGTTGAGGCGCCAGTCCGGGCTCGTCGGGTTCGGCGTCGTGACCTGGCCGCCCGGCAGCGTCGGGTAGAGCTTGGAGTACGGCGTGGAGGCCAGCGGGCCCACGATCTGGGTCGTCTCGATGAACACGACGTCGTCGAGGCGCCCGATCTCGCCCAGCATGAAGTTGCCGGGAGCGGCGTACTTCGTGACCTCGATCCACTCCGGGGTGTCGCGCAGACGGCGGCTCTGGTGGGGGTGGATCATGGCCACGTACGTCTCACCGAGACGGGGCACGTTCTTGGTGGCCAGCACCTCGACGGCGTCCTTCACGGTGTGCGGGTGGAGCAGGTACCAGTTGGCCTGGGTGCCGGCAGCGGCCACGACGGTGGCGATGTCGGGCGCCACGGTGCCCGGCTCGTAGACGCCGTAGCCCGTGTTGATGGCGGCCGGCTTCTGGTAGCCGAACACGACCGAGGAGGCGCGCTGGAGGGTGCCCCGGGCCTGGCCGTCCATGTACAGGGCCATGTTGCGGCCGAGGAGCCGGGACGCGCTCGCCATCACGTCGTCAAAGGACGCATTGAGGAGGAGTTCCGAAACCGCCACAGCAAACCCTTGCTCCGCAACCGTGATGGCGTACTGGTTCGCCGAGATCGCGTGGGTCTTCATCCGCACGCCTTCCAGCAACGGCCCGTTGGGAATCGGGAGGTTGTTGTAGCGCATGAAGTTGACCGTCAGGCCCGGCATCGTTCCCAGTTCCGTCTTCTTCACCGCGAACTGTTCGAACCGCAGAACTGGCATCGATTGGAACAGAATCTCTTTTGACCAGATGGTCTGGATGGCCGGGCCCATCATGGTCGAGCCGGTGGTCACGGATGCCGAGTAGCCGGCTCCGGTGTTGTCCATCGTGGCGGTGCCGCTGTAGCCGACCGGCACGTCGTACTGGCTGAGGGGGCCCCCTGTGGCGAGACGAGTCGTTCCCGTGATCCCAGAGATCACCGGGAGTTCGCCGCCGAGGCTTCCACCTGCGGGCATGTTGTAACTCCTTGAGTGCTACCGCCCAGGTGCGCGACGGTATGGGTTGGCTTGCTGTAGGAGTTGTGGCCGGTAGCGCTTGTAAGTTTCGTTGTCCATTGCCGCGATAACTTCGGGGCTCATCGATTCGTAGCTCGGTAGTTGTTCCATGGGTCCTACGGGTGGGACGCTCGGCATGGCGGCGCCCCGGAACGGCTGTTGCTGCACCTGTTGCTCAGCCGCAGCCGCAAAGTTGGCGGAGATCGCAGCCGACTGCTGCTTGATGAACTCGATCGACTGGTCGATCTCCTCTGGCGAGTTGCCGTTCACGAAGTTCCGGAGTTCCGGGATGATGAACGGCGACTCCTGCTCGATGCGGTCCCGACGGTACTCCCCGAGGAGGGTCAGGCTCCGCTCTTGATCGAAGATGGCGCGGTCCCGGGCGTAGCTCTGCTGCTGCTCGGTGAAGCGCGTCTCCCACTCTTGCTCCCTGCGGGTGAGGAGTTCGCGGACGGACAACTCCTCCTCCTCGCGCTGCCGCTGGGCCTCCGCTTCGGCCGCTGCGGCCTGCTGGATGGCCTCTTGGGCAGCCTGCTCACGGGCGACGGCCTCTTCACGCATGGTGCGAAGCTCGGTGCCCATCTCTTCGATCCGCCCGTAGAGCTTGTCCTTCTCCTGCTGCCGGATCCGCTCGACGTCCTCTTCCGAGAAGAAGCGTCCGGTGCCCTGTGGTGGCTGTTGTGCCTGCTCAGGAGGTTGCTGCTGACCGTTCTGCTGCCCGTTGCGGGGCTGGACCGGGTCCACACCGACGAGGAAACCGTTGCCGGAGTCCACGGTGGTGACTGGTGGCTGCTGCTGAGCGGTGTTGTCCTGGAAGGTCATCGTCTGGTTGTCCCTTGGTGTGCCCCGTGTAGCCCCATAGCTATATCAGAGTCGCTCATAGGTGGCTATCACCCCCGCTAAGCGGCTAGGTGTTGTCGTCGGCCTCGAAGTCCATGATCTGCGGCGGCATGATGCCGTACGCAAGCTGCTGGATTTCCTGGGCAAGAGCCGGGTCGACCGGCGGCTGAGCCGGAACGGGGTTCCCCTCCTCGTCCTGGCCCATCAGCGGCTGGCCGTCGGGCGTCATGCCCGTGGCCGCCATGTTGAAGGCGCCCAACTGGGACCGGATCAGGTCCAGCGCGCCCTGCTCCTTGGCGTCCTCGATCATCTCCTCGAAGATCTCGCGCATCTTCTGGTCGGGGAACTGCTCGCCAAGCTCCCGGAGGGCGCCCTTCCGGCTCTCCAGGTTCATCGCCATCTTCGCCTGCACCTCGTTGATCGTGATGAGCGTGTCCATCGGCATCGGGGAGGTCCACTCCACGATCGAGCGGTAGCTCACCGGGTCGAGGGGGTCGAGTTGAGGGATCTGGTCGGGCATCAGGCGGATGCTCGACAGCGCCGGGTTGTAGACGGTCAGCCCGGGCTCGAACAGGAAGGCGTGCTTGATCACCAACTCGTTGATCCGCTGGAAGAGCGGGATGTACTGCGTCTTCTTGCGGTCGTGCTTGAGCATCAGGGGCTGGTACTGGAGGGCCAGGGCCACGCCCGAGGTGTTGCTGATCGGCTGCAGGGTGCCGAGGGCCGTGGCCGGCACGCCGGTCATCTCGTGCATCGCCTGCTTGAGGAGTTCCATGTAGCCGAGGGGCCCGGTGAAGTTCGTCTCCAACTCCAGGTTGGTGACCTTGGCCTTGTCACTCCCGATGGCCCAGATCTTGCGCGGACCCTTCTCAAGGTTGGATGCCTTCGCCCCAGTGATGACGGTGACTGGGGCAACGTGATAGTTGATGATGTCGGAGATCTCGGTGGCCTTCTCGTTGTACTCCCGGTTGAGGGGGATCAACTCCTGGATGTCCGAGAGGCCCCAGGGCGATGACGAGACGGCGTAGTTGGGACAGTAGGCAACGGGGATCTCGCCAAGCTGGTTGGGGCGCTGATCGATGAGTTCGTCGTTGATGTACTCCTCGATCTGGTCGTCGGTGATGAGTTCGACGTACGTCATCACCTGACGCGTGCCGTCCATCGCCGTACCCCAGAACTTGTACTTCAATTTGAAGCGGATCATCCGGGTGCGATCGTGGGGGTGCCACTCCGGGAAGCAGAACGCCGGGTTGAGCGGGAGGATCCGGATGCGGCCCTCGTGGGGCAGGTTGGCCATGTCCACGTAGGGCGGCTCGTAGGCCACCTTCACGAACACGTCGCCGGAGACGGAGCCCTGCTGGCCGATCTCGTTGAGCAGGGCGTGCTTGTTGTTGTGGATCTCCCACACCTGCTTGAGCAGGTACGGGGTGATGGCCTGGGTCGCCTCGGGAGAGGTGAAGAAGATCCCCTTGCCGAAGGAGAAGTTGACCAGGAAGTCCGAGAAGGCCCGGACCCAGTTGAACACGAGTTGCGGCTCACCGATCTCGCGGCGGTAGGCCCAGTGGTGGCCGAGGAACCAGGCCCAGTTGTTGGCGTAGCGGTTCAGGCGAGGGCCGTGAATTTCAAACTCCTCGTCGGCTAGCTCCACCAGGCCGAGGGGGGAGATGGCGATCGTCAGGTCGCTGGCGGCGGCCCGGTACGAAGGCGGGTAGAACGCTATGCCCATGACGCCCCCGAGGGAGTATGATATTCAGCGATGGACACCAAGTGGGACAAGATGGGGTCGACCAAGTACTGCGATGCTTGCGGCGAGCGCGCTGTCGGCACGCGGCCCGCAGGAGGGTGGTCGTGCGACGCCCACTGGGCGACGGTCGAGACGCCGAAGTTCGACTGGGTCACGGGCGACGCTCTTTCGCAGCCTGCCGCCGCAGATGCTCGTGCGACGTGATGCCCTGACGCTTGGGCATGTCCGCCCACACCGGAGCGTCAGCAGCAGGGTTCCCCGCCGAGACGTCGGCGCCCTGGTTGGCGGCGTGGAACGGGTTGCGGACCGTACCCAGGTACCCCTCGTCGGCTGACCCGAGCGCCCCGTAGGCGATCTGGTTCTCGCGCAGCGAGGCATGTCGGGCCGCCGTCTCGCCGGCCGGTGTCGCCGGATAGCCACGAGGAACATCAGCGTAGGCCTTGCCCTCTTCCTGCCAGCCGCCGAGGTAGCGCCGGGGACGATCGAGCGTGGCGGCGTGATGTTGGGCGAACTGCTGCAAGCTCAGCTTCGTCTCCGGCAGCGCCTGGCTGCGCTCCTCGGTCTTGGTGCCCACCGAGTAGACGTTGGTCGGCGTACGACCTGCCTGTGCCCCGCTGGCGTGCGCCGTGAAGCCGCCGATGTCGGGGTTGTTGACCGCTCCGGCCAGATCAGCGAACTGTCCGTCGGAGAGGTTCACGACGTCACTCCATGTGCGAGGACTCCGGCTGTACGACGCCCTCCGGCCGACCGAAGGCCACGATCTCCGCCGTCGCCAGCGAGAACTTCGTGATCGCTCGAAGTAACAAGTTGGAGGCCGTCAGGGCCAAGTTCACGACGGTCTGGGGATCCACATCGGAATCGGACAACCAGCCACGGAACTCCTCTTGCAACACCGCCTTGATGTCCCTGTAGTACGCGGATTTGACGCCGCCAAGCGCTGAGATCTGATCGATCTGCTGCTGGCTCAGGGATCCCAGGAGCGCTGAGGCCCGCTCCTTGGTGTCGTCCTCCACCATGTCGAAGAAGGGCAAGCTCATCAGAGTATGATACTTCGCTCATACCCTCATATCCTCGGCATTCGCAGCGGGTTGAGGCTGTGGGGATCGCGCATCGACGTCGGGACCAGGGTCTTCTCGCCCGACTTCATCTTCCCGGGGTACTCCAGCGACTGCACGCCGTACCACGACAGCGACTGGGCGATGTGTCCCGGCATGGCGACGCGACCGCCCGAGGGGAGCTTCACGCTCATCTGCTGGCCGGCACGACGGTGGGCCTCTTCGCCGTAGAGGTAGCCGAGGTCGCTGGTCTTGCCGAGGCCACCGGGCTGGCGGCTGAACTTGCCGGCTCCGGCGAAGTTCATGAGGTCCTCGGGGTTGGTGCGCTCACCGAGGGAACGGGCCACGTGGTACGGCAGGCCAGAGGCAGCACGACCCGACCACACGTCGATGGTCGAGGTGGGGTCGCTCCACGCCGGGTGAGCCATGGCCTTGCGGATGTGGCCCTCTGCTTCTGGGTGCAGTTGGAACCACTTGTCCCCATGAGCCAACGCTCCCAGGAAGTGGTGGGTGCCCTGACCGAGAGCCCCACCGCCCTGGATGTTCCACGTGTAGGAGGGGATCTTGTGGAAGTCGAAGCCGCCGAAGGACGAGGGGTCGGCGTGGAAGCGTTCCAGGGCCCGGGCGCCCTTGGGGTGGCCGGTGATGCCGTAGCCCGACACGAAGGCCGCCGTCGGCGCCTCCAGGAGGTCGGGGATGTGGATGTGGGCGCCGCTCTGGCCCGAGAGGGCCTCGCGCTGCTCCAGCTTGGCCTTGGTGGGCTCGTCCTTGCCCGTGGGCAGCACGATGCCGGACTGGTTGGCGCCGTGCTGCAGCAGCAGCGACGCCACGTCAGGGCGCGTGCGGGAGATGTCAGCGAAGTTGTAGGTGCCGGCCTCGATGGGCGGGCGACCCTTGGAGCCACGCAGGCCGCCCTCGGAGAGGTAGCGGGCGGCCTTGTGTCCGATCGTCATGCCGATCTCGTGGCCCCCTGAGAGGACGCCAGCCATCCCGGCCGCCGCCCGCACCTCCTTCTCCGGTGACATGCGGGCGGAGAGCACTGGCGACGCCACCTGGAGTCGATAGCTCTCCTCGCTGCCCTTGCCGAAGGCCTTGTCCCCGATCGCCTTGCCGATCTTGTGGCGCTCGGGGTAGAACTCGCCGGCCGACACCGGCAGCACGTCACCCGTCTTCTTGGCGTGCTCGCGCACCGCCCTGACGGGCAACATGGCCGTGTCCTTGATGCTCTTGACGGACTGCTCCATGCCGGTGGTGGGCAGATCCTCGGCCGCAGCGGCGCCGGAGCGCAGCGTGGCCAACTGGTGGTACTTGCGGGAGGGGACGGACTTCTTGGCCGCCTCCAGGGCCTGGATCTCGCCCCGGGCCGTGTTCAACTCGTGGTGCACGGTGGACCGCACCAAGTCGGCGTTGGAGCCGCCGGCACCGAGGGACTCGACCGCCTTGATGGAGGCCTCCTGGCGCTCGGGCGTCAGGTTCGAGAAGTGGAAGCCCTCTCGGGGGTGGCTGATCTCGTTCCAGGTGCGTCGAGGGGGCATCACCGGCTCCGGGATCGAGGGGCGCGCCAGCCCCGGCTGATGGCCATGGCCCGGCCGTGGTCCAACTCGGGCGAGAGGAACCGGGTCGGGCGCAGGTGGGTTGGCAACTCGAAGCGCTTCATGAACTTGGTGTTGACCTGGGCCAGCAGATCAGGGCTGTCGTTGAGCATCTCGTAGCCCTCCAACGTGGTGTCGGTGGGCTTGACCAGGTACTTCCCGAGGTTGGTGGGCGGCCGGCCGGCGCTGGCCGAGCCCCCGGGGAGGGCCCGGGCCGGCGAAGGGCCGGCGATCGGCTTCACCGGGTGCACGACGGGCTTGGGCGAGTGCACGACGGGCTTGGGCGAGCCGATGTTGGGCTGGAAGATCGGGGATCCGCCTCCGGAGGTGCCGCCACCCATCGTGCGGCGTGCCCCCGGGACCCCGACCGTCAGGAACGGCTTCTTCTTGGGCTTCGCCTTGGCCTTGTCGGCCATGGCGGCCTCAGTCAGCGACCTGCGCGGGGTTCTGACGCAGGAGGCGAGTCTCGGAGCCGTACTCGCGCTCGTAGCCGGGGCCGTTACCGATGGAGGCGCCGATGACGAAGTCGCTGAGCATGGTCGGAGCCTCGATCCACGACGCCGAACCCACGTGGGCCCGCTCCCGCATCGTCTGGCCCTCGTCCTTCCACGGGGTGAACGGGCGCCCGCGAGCGTCACCGCTCGGGTCGCCGTAGGCGCCCACGCCGAAGTCGTTGGGGATGTCGGTGTCGGTGGCCACGCCCTCTTCGAAGCGGAGTGGTCCACGACGTGTGTTGTTGACAGCCATGACGTGCTCGTAGCCGCTGTCCGGGCCGTAGCTCATGGGAGCCCCCCTCGTTAGTTGGCTATGGAGGGGAGCATAGACCGCTATGCCCAGGCGATCCGGTTCCCGGCCGGCGCCGGCGGCGCCACTTCGGCTCATCGGCGATAGAACGGCGACTCGATCTGCTCGACGTAGGGCACCGTCTCCATCATCGAGCAGGCGCAGGCGAGGGCCGAGGAGTCGACGTAATCGTCGTGGGCCTCGCGCTCGTGGGGCGCCTCGATGAGCAGGTACTGGCCCTTCATCACCTTCTCGGCGTCGACCATCTGCTGGCGGAAGCGGCGCCACACCTTGGTGCGCCGTGCCTTGGAGTGCCCGGGGTAGATGAACATCTTGCGCTGGATGAGTTGGATCAGGTGCTGCCAGCGCTCGCTCTGGTTCTTGGAGTCCGAGGAGAACGGGATCACCTCGCAGCGCGAGCCCATCAGCCGGGAGAACCGATCAGCCACGGCGCTACCCATGCCCTGGGCGTCGACACCCATGTAGGCGATGTTGTAGGGGTCGAGGAAGTCCATGATCTCCCAGTACTGCTCTTCCCACTCCGTGTTGTTGATCTCCAGCCAGTTGAGGATGCGGTGCTCGCGGTAGCCGGCGGGGTCCGGGAAGTCCCAGTCGACCCACATCACGGTGACCACGGTGGAGTCCTTCACCCGGGCCGGGTCGATGCCCACCACGCAGGGCGTGCGCATCCAGCCCCGCTGTAGCTGCATCGTGGGGTCCGCGAGGTAGTCCAAATCCTCGTCGGTGATGAGCATGCCCCGGTCCAGCATCCACTTGAGGGCGTAGGACATCTGGAAGAACTCGGAGTCCTCCCCGTGGCGGATCTTCTCCTTGGCCACGAAGCGGGCGTAGTCGGGGTTGTACTTACTTACAACTCGGTAGTCGAACTCGAAGTGGTTCTGGCGGCTCCTCTTAGAAGTCTGCTTCCGCTTGTTGAGGTTGATGGCCTTCCAGAAGTCGCCCTTGTGGTAGCCGGGCGTGCCGATCTTGATGATGCTGCCGGCGTAGAAGCTGAGCATCGGGTGGATGCTCTTGCGGATCACGGCCTCGTCGGCGTCCTGGCACTCGTCGATGACGATGATGTGGTAGCTGGCGCCCTCGATCTTGGCCCGGGGGTTGGCCGTCTGGCGCCGGCAGAACGAGCCGCCCTTGAGCTTGACGAGCTTGCTCTTGCCGTCGACGCGCTCGTCGATCTCGGGGTCGAGCAGCAGTTCCTGGGCCCGCTCGCTGGTGAGGTGGCCCACGATCTTGCCGAACACGATGTCGGCCTGGTCGTCCACGGGAGCGAAGATGCCCACCATCACGCCCTTGCGGAAGCGGGCCAGGATGTCGTAGGTCAGGGCCAGCTTGGGCAGGATCACCATGCAGCCGGCGATGGTGGTGGCGATCGTCTCGGACTTGCCCGACTGGCGTGACTGGAGGCCGGTGATCTCCTCGGCGTCCTTGAGGATGATGCTCTCGATGATCCGGTAGGACAACTGGCTCTGGTACGGGAAGAACGTGATGTCGGCCAGTTCCTCGCAGAAGATGATGATCCGCTTGATCAACTCGTCGACGAAGCCCCGCATGGCGGGGTCCAGTTCGATGTAGGTGTCGTCGGGCTCTTCAGCGAGGAGGGCGGGATCCTCGATCTCGTCTTCCTCCGGCTCGGGATACCCGAGGTCGGTGATCATCGACATCGCGCCACAGCATGGCACCCCGAAACGAGAAGGAGGAGCCGGAGGGTGACTCCGACTCCTCGACTCCCCGTTCCGGACGCCCCGACCCCTGACAGACCCAGGGCACCTGTCGTTCAGGCTACTTCTTGCGCCTCCGAGGAGCAACCGGCTGCGTCCGGTAGCGCTCGTAGTACTCGGAAGATGCTTGCTGACAGCCGTGGCCCAGACAGCCCTTGCGACGGCGGTACAGGGAAGCGTGGGGACAAGTGATGGAGTTGCTATCAGGGTCCACCCCGCACACGCCACGCTGTGACACCAGGATCGGCATCGGTGAGCGTCCCGGACGCTCCAACTCCAGGGCTGCGACCCGCTCTTCCAAGGCCGCCAACCGGCCGTCGAGGTTCACACTGCGACGGGCGGCTCGACAGCGATCGTGTAGACCATCCCGCCCGGTCCGAGGCCGTAGAGCTTGCCCTCGGCGTTGGTCAGTTCGTACTGCCAGGTGACGCCGTCACGCTGGTTGTAAGTGTCGCGCAGGCCCTCGACGAGTTTGGCCGCCATGTCTTCCGAGTCCGCCTCGTGGCGCCGGATGACTAGCTCCTCCCCGACAGGACCGCGCCGTAGTTCGATCACGAACGCCATGACTGCAAACTATCCATTCCGTTTACCGTTTGCAACGGCGGCCAGGCGGGTGCGCAGAGCATCGAGCACTTCACGCGCCGAGTCCATCCTGATCGCCATCACCCCCAGCGTCTTGGCCTTGTCGTCCGTTGCTGGTTGGCGGCGGTACTCCGTCACCAACGGCATCAGGTCCATCAACTGGCTCTCCAACGCTGCGTAGATGTCCTCCGTTGACCACGTGTCGAAACGTGTAGTTGTAGGAGGTGGAGGTACCTCCACTTTCCTGCGGCCCACCACTCTGAACACCACTGGCGCCCCACCTCCCGATCTGACTGGGCTCGAACGGCAGCAACTTGTGCGGCGACTCTCCGGAGCGCCGGCAGAGGCCGAGGTGGAACGCCCGGTTGCCGATCCGTAGCCGGATGGCGAACATCGAGCGTCGGTACGGTGGAAGATCCTCGACCAACCATGCACGGCTGCATAGCCGCCTATCAACTGGGTCTGCCTCAACCCCCCAGTAGGCGGGCCCGAGTCCGTGGATGCGGATCACTTCCGACGTGGGAGTCGTCCACCCACGGACCTGGCCCACGCGTCCCCGGCCGTGGTGCGATCGGCGGAGTGGCGGGGTGTCGAAACGCCGCGCTGCTGAGCGTCTTGGTACAGGGCGCTAGCAACTCCCTGCCGTTGGAAC